TTGTTGTTCAACTTTTTCCTTTGCTTTTTTTATAGTGGGGAAAAATTTTTCATCTTTTGAATAATTTAAAAGACTTTTTCTATCCATATCAAGTGCATAAGCAAGTCCACTCATTGTATATGGTTTTTCTTTTTTATCACATTCGTCAAAATACTTTTTTATAATTTTTTCCATATCTTCAACTTTTGTATAAAGTTTAGGTCTTGCCATTTATATCACTTCCTAACTAATCGTAATATCTTCAACATCAAGTATTAAATCACCGTCAACTAATTCTCCAGTAATTAAATATTGATGTCCTTTTATGTAACTACTTCCATTATTTTCAAAATCACTAGTGCAAATTATTACATTACCAGTTTTTAACTTGCTATTTACTAAGTCCTTATGTAAATTCTCTCCTGCCATTGCTGATACACTTTCGCGAACGATAACGTCAGTTGATACAACTCTTACTATATTACCATTATCATTAATTTTTCTATAATATCCTGAAAAAGTCCACGAATAACCTATTCCAGTATCATAGTTTTGTATTTGGCATAAGTTCCCAACATTTGAAGTTTCGTTTATGTCTTCTTGATAAATGCAATTTATATTTATATCATTGTTGCCTTTATCTTTTAAGATAATCTTATAGTTATCGTTTAAATCTCCTGTTAATGTTACTAGCGGTAAGTAGATATGAATTACATATTCAGTTCCATTAGTAAATTCAAAATCTTTAATACTTTCATCTAATGTTGCAATGATTTTATCATTTTCTAAAATAGCATTGAAATCTACTTGTATTTTTCTCCCAGCAACTCCACCACTTGCATAATTAATAATGCGATTAAAGTTTTCAGTAATATCAGCTTCGCCATTTGGTTCTAATAATCTATCATCTATTTTTAAAGACATCTATTCGTCCTCTTTCTTGAATATTTTTTTAACTTCTTCTTTAATTTCTACACCAACTTTAACAAAGCCTTTTGACAATAATTCTTCATATCTAGCACGTTCTAAAATTATATCGTCATTTTCTTCATAATTGTTACCAGTTTTGGTATCATTAAAATCTTTTGCAACCTTAGTTTTAACATTGTAATTTCTCATAACATCTCTCCTTTGTATTTAATTCAATTTTAACACATTTTTTCAAAAATGTAAAATAGTATTAAATTTAATAATTAATAATATAATATATATATTTTAATATTATAATAATATATTAAATAATATATATAAATAAATAGATAAAGATAAAGAAATAATCTTGAGGTCATTGATTGAATTATGATTGTTTTTTCGTTGTTTTTTGGTTGTTATTTTTTCAATCAAATTTTTTTATTGCTTTTTCATACATAATCTTCCAATAATTATGATTTTTTTCTTTCAACATTTCTTTATTTTCTTGATAATATTTTTTGTTATATTTTCGCTGATATTCTCTAATTTTTTCTTTGTTGTTTTCGTAGTATTCCTCGTAGCGTTTTTTTGCCTTTTCTTTATTTTCTTCCTTTAAATAATAAGATTTATTATATTTACTAATGCATTCTTTGCATATATGTCTGTAGTAAATTTTCCCATTTGTTGTAATTTTGTTAAATTGATTAATATTCTTTTCTTCATTACATTTTTTGCATTGCATTGTTCTCATAATATACCTCCAATACAATTATATCACATTATCAATTTTTAATCAAAAATAAAGTCATTTTTTTGAAACTTTTTTAAATTTTTTTGAAAAGAAAAAATCGGCTAAAATCGTGTTTTTTTGCATTTTTTTTAATAAAAAAGACCTATTTTTTATTAAGGTCATTCTCTATTAACTTTGCAATAAAAGTCGAAATTTTATAGCAATTTTCATCACAATATTTTTTTAACTTTTCAAGTAAATCTTCTTTAATAGTAATTGTCATTTTTTTAGTTTTCATTTGTTACCTCCAAATTTCTTTCAAATTCTTCCCAAGATTTGCTAAATGTATGATTAGCAAAAGCCTCTTTTAATCCACTAACTTGCTTTAGGCGAATTACTTCATCAAGTTCCATACCTAAATGCTCACAGATTTGTTGGTCTCCCCAACCCTCATTTAATAATTTTATAACTATATTACTCATATCAGGAATTTGATGCGTCCCTCTTGCTCTATTAAATTGAATTGTAGCACTCATTTGCATTTTAATATCATAATCTAATACAACTATTGGAACTTCTTTTAAGCCTAATCTTGTTTTAGAAACTAAATATCTATGAAATCCATCAATTATTATATATTTGTCATTTTCTTCATCGTAAATTGTTGCTATTGGGAAACAAAACCCATTATCTTCAATAGACTTTTGTAACAAGTCCATTTCGGGTTTAGCGACCTTATTTGGATTCCAATTATTAGCAGTTAACTTTTCAATTGGCACTAATTTGCATTCTAGTGCTTTCATTTTTATTTCTTTCATTTAATAATTCCTCCTTCACAGTTCTTAATGATTTATCAGTACTCTGAGTAGTTTCGTTTAACAAATTATCCCATTTACTTATCATTTTTTTTAATTTTTCAAAATCACTTTTATTTTCGGCAAATGATAATCTTTTCATATAAAAATCATTTCTTTCTATTGCCCTTGCAATTCTTCGCCAAGAAATAACTTTTTTCATACTTTCTTCTTTTTTATTGGCTTCATCTGGAATATCCTTTAAATCTATTCCTTCTTTATCTTTATACCATTTTATAAATTTTTTTATTTTTCCATAATAATGTAATTCTAAATCTTTATTATACATTCCAAGACTTTCTAACAAATAAATTGAATACTGTTGCCAACTCATAAATTTAGGTTTCATTGAGGTTATGTTTCCTAAAGCAGATGTTTTGCAATAAATATTCCCAAAATTTACTCCATTTACTCTATTTAATACTTTTTCCCAAGTTTTGCTTTCTAAAGCTTTAAATTGGTCTAATCCATTTCTTTGATCATCGCCATAGGGCTGACATAATCTTTGCTCGTGAATTGATAAACCATTTTTATACATCAATTCATAAATATTATTCATATCTAAATCAAATTTAGCAGTTGCCCCCCAATCATCCTCGGTTCTCCAGTCATACATTGGGTAAAACGAATACATATTATCTCCAACTTTAGTAGTCCAATGATAATTTTTATATTCTACCTTATTTGGCATTAAAGCAATAGTTCTAAAACGATTTATACTCTCATCGCTTCTAATTCCAACTCCAACAAAACATAATCCTCCGTGAGATTCTTGATACCATTTTTGAAATCTAGGAACAAACTCTTCAAATTCACAAGGCTTATCATAAAAAGGAAATGGATTATTAGATAAATTTATGCTATCTTTAGGCAACTTTCTAACCCAAATATCTTCATCATCAGGGTTCCAGCAAATCCATTTTGGTTGTAATACTGACACTGCATTTCTTAAATACATTGGCAATGCTATATGATAAAATGTTCTAACATTACTTAACTTTTTCAATCTATAAATGTAATCAATAGTTGCTTTATATTGAGCTTCAAAATCTATATACATCACATCATATTTTTTATTCATTTTCTTGGCAACAATATTTGCTAATTGAACCATTATTCCACTATCTTTACCACCACTAACTGAAAATATTACATTGTCAGCATTTTTAAATATTTCTTCAATTCTTTCAAAGAAAGCAGTAAGAACATCTTTTTCTAAATAGACCTTAGCCATTTTAAATCACCTTCTATCATTTTCTCTTTAATTAAATTTTCCAAAGTACATTTTTTGTCTATATTTTCTAAAATTAATTTATTTATACCTAAGTCAGTTAGAAAATAAGTATATTTAATGTCTTCGTTTTGCCCTATTCTTTTAATTCTATATTTGCTCTGTTCTATCTTGGCATAATCAAAATTAATGCTTGAATAAACTATCTCGTTGCAAAATTGTAAATTTAAAGAATAAGAACCAACTCCATAAGTCATTAATAATGGCTTATTATCATTTTTAAATCTTTCTATCACTTCCTTTCGATTTTTAATTGTTCCTGTAATCATATAGCAATCACATTTTGAATTTATATACTCTATTTCTTTTATAAAATTGCAGTAAACAATTATTCGTTTTCCTTTTATATATTTAATTACTTCATCGTTTTTTTTGCTATAATTACTTGCAATTACATTTAATGATGTCAGCATATTTATAATTGTTTCTGATGACCTTTTTTCAATATATTCATTTAGCCTTTTTTCTTTTTCTTCATAATAATAATTTTCATCATCATATTGTATATATTTATAATTTACATATTCTTCTTGATTAAATTTCAAATTGCATTCATAAATATATGGTTTAATCATATCATTTAATAATTTAGCATTTACTTCGCTGAATTTATAAAATATATTTTCTTTTTGCCCACGTTTTTTATATGTTATTTTTTTAAAAAATGTATTGAGAAATTCTTCTCTATTCATTTTTATAATTAATGGGCTTAAAAATTGCATTTGATTATATATATCCCATTCATTTTTTGTTATAGGTGTTCCATTCAAAATCAAAGCATATTCACATTTGTTACGAATGTTGCATAAACGTTTGAATCTTTTTGTCTCTTCATTTTTAATAAATATACTTTCATCTGCTATTATAAAACATTTTTTACTTTCCATTTTTTGTAATAATTCCAAATATTTTATATTACTTGACGAAATTGTTTCATAACCAATTATTACATATTCACAATTTAAACCCCATTTTTCAATTTCTTCTTTAATATTATTTTTTGTTGAAAAAGGTGTAACATAAACAAGCAAATCAATATTATTGTAATTAACTAATTCAATTGCTACTCTAGTTTTTCCAGTACCCATTTGCATAAATAATGCTCCAACTTTTAATTTTGAAAACTTTTCTATAGCTTCAATTTGATTGTTATCCATTTATATCAACTACATATATTTTATCTTCATAAAAAGGTTCAATAAATATTGCTTCAAACTTATCATTTTTTAATTCTGCTTTTTGCTCTTTTCTAATAATTTTTTGGATGTATCCTTCATCATCAATATAAATATATTTCCAAAAATAAATTGCTTCATTTCCTTTTATAATATAATTTAATTCAAAACAATTATTATTAAATTGCTTAGTTAAATATTTATTCATTTTTTAAAGCCTCCTCTATTTCTATTTCTTTTTCTACTTTTTCAGGTTCTTCTACTATTAAATAAGAACTATCATCTTTTGCTCTAGTACAATCTTTCATGCAACCAAATGCTTCTTCAAATTCTTCAACACTAATTTCTATTTCATTAATTACTTCAAATTTATTCCATTTACCATTCCCAAATTTTTTTAATTTGAATTTAAAATCATCAGTATATCCAATGCTCCTTGCATAACTATTTGATCCATATCTTACTAATTTGCTTGGATGCCAAAATTTGTATCCAGCATATTTTGATTTATTTGGCATTTTAATTAAGGTTGCCTTACCTGTTTCATTTTCTATATTTTGTAAATTAATTTCTATATTTTTCCACATTTTATTTCCTCCTTAATCAATTCCCATTTTTGCAAAATATTCTCTTGAAGTATAATAATTATTGTTATTAAACACAACTTTTTTAAATAAATTTTCTTTGTGATTATTATCATTTAATTTTATAAATCCCTCTGTTTCATATTTATAAATGTTTTTATATTCTTTTGTTCTTCTCATTTTTGCATTTGTCTCAACAATTTTAGTAAATTTAAATATTGTAGGTTCTTGAATATCAAATTGTTCTCTTATATATTCAACCATTTCCTCATAAGTCCCTTTTTTTTCTAAATTAATTTCTTTCATTTTCTTTTCCTTCTTTCTTTAACTATATTAATTGTAACATATTTATATTTATTTGTCAATACTTTTATTTACTTTTTTAATAAAAATAAAAAAGAGCATTTTTTGCTCTTTAATATTAAATTGGAGGTAGAGGCGAGATTTGAACTCACGATAGTGGTGTTGCAGACCACCTCCTTAGCCACTTGGATACTCTACCATCAAAAGAGAATTAATCTCTTTTTGGAATTGTAGTATAATATTTATAAACCTTGCCATCCTCTGCGTCTTCATCTAAAATGAATAGTTTAGTATATTCAACATATTTGTCTAAATCTTCATCAAATAATTCTTTAAAATCATTGTAAGCAGAATTCATAACAACATAAAAGTCAATGTCTCGAATTTTGTCTTTTATGCCATATTCATTCTTGACACTATTTGTCTGCTCCATAGTCCAATGCTCGTGATAAGGTTTCATATTTTCGACTATTTCTTCAGCCATTTCTTCGCTTAAAACGCATCCATAAGCCATCTCATACAATTTCATTTTATAATGTTTGTATTTGTTGTAATCGTATTCCTTTAACTCGCAAATAACATCTTCAAGCATATAAGACAAATCAATCATTTCTTTTTTATCTTCCCCCTCGATGATTTTATCTATCATTATTTTAATATTCAAAGGCTTACCTCCTTTCTATAGAACGAATTTTTTAGTTTTTTCGTTCTATAATCACACTTTTATACGATTTTTTTGTAATTTATTCACATTTTTTGCAAAATTTCTTCATTTTGTTGAATTAAAAGTTTATTTTGCTCGATGCTTTCTTCTAATAATTCAATTGCTCGTTTTAAATAATATTCATCCTGATGGTCTAATTTTTCTTCTAATAATTTACTTTGCTGTTCGTTCTCTTGCAAATTTTGAATAGCAATATAAAATGATATCAGAGTTATTATATCAAGAATATCAAATTGATTATTTTGATTAAACATAGTTATGCTACCTTTGTTATTACTAAACTTGGTTGACTAACTTGAATTGGGTTAGTAGCAGTATTATTTTTAACAGTAATAGCAACAGAACTATTACAAGGTACTCTTACTAGTAATTCAGCAGATACATTTTCAAATGCTCCAAGAGCTGCCGGTGTAGTAGTCATTGTTCCGCCTGGGATATTTTCTCCAGCATTAGTAATATCTAAAGTAATTGGAGCAACAGCAACAGTATTAGTAACATTACCATTAAAATGTACTTTATAAATACCAGATCTAGTCAAAGTGAATATTCCTGAGCCATCGCTATGAGACAACCAACCACAGCAAGAACTACAAGAGTTAGTTCTAACATTTGCCCCATTAAATATTACATTTTGAGTTGGTGCAACACTTTGAGTTATACTATTAATTGCATCTATCATATTTTATTCTCCTTTCTAAATTGGTCGAAATCGACCAGATTAAATTAAAAAGATAGGTCTTGCCTATCTTTAAGTTAAGCAAGTTCTCATATTGAGTTAGCATAAAGCCATTTGCTTAGTTGCAACCACAACCATTGAATCCATTATAAGCATAATATGAACTCATATAAGGACTACAAGTTAAATATGCTGGAACACTTCTAGGAATTACATACTGATTAATATATCCCTCAATGTTTTGTGTTTGACTTAATTGTGAAATTTGTAATTGTGCTGATTGTAAATCTGTTCTTAATTGATTTACTTCGGTTTCACACATTTTGTCGAGAATTTTTTGAGTGTTAGCTAGACCCTCAGCTCTTAAATTGCAACAGCATTCAGCCATTTGTGCTTGGATATCTTTTGCTGTTAAAAGATTGTCATAACGAACACTATCAATATTTCTATTAATAGAACAATCTCCTAATTGGCTAGCATATTTATTTTCCATTATTTGCGTTCCTAAGTCATACTTAGTATTACTAATATTAGAATTAATATCTGCTCCAGTTGTAGAAACATTTTGATTAGTAGAGAAAATATCTCTCTCAATAAATTTTGTATCAATATTTTCTTGATTATTATTTCCAAAACCATTACCACCCCAAGCAAAGAATAAGATTATAATAATCCAAAACCACATACCATAGCCACCATCGAAACCATCATTATCTCTAGTCGCATTCATTACTGATAATGCTTCTGAGCCTGTCATAAAATCACCACCTTTCTTTTTTTCTTCTATATCAACCATTTTGGTGTTTTAACCAAAATAGTAGATACCATTATTTATTATTCATATTCTGTACTTGTTGGAGTACATTGTCAGGGACACCGAGTTGTTTCGCCTGACTTAATATGTTTTGCATTTGTTGAGGGTTAACGTTTCCCATAACTTGTTGCATAAATTGTTGAGGGTTAGCCCCAACTTGCATAGCACTATTTATTTGCTGATATGCTTGCGGATTTTTTCCCTGTAATCTTCCCATCATCATTTTTAAAACCATTTGTGCCGGATTCATTGTTTATCTTCTCCTTTTCTAATACATCGATTTTAGCCCTTAATTCGTCAATTATGAGGTCTTTTTGGTCTTTCTCGACTATTTCCCTTAACTCGAACGTTTTTATTTCTCCTTTAGCATTTTTGACGAATAATAAGGTATATTCTTTATTTGGAAATAAGGTGTCGGTGAAAACTAATTCTTTTTTAACTTCTTCAATATCATTTACATATTTGATTCCAGTATTATTTGGCGCTAGTTGAAAGTTTTGTGTTAAATTCGTTGGTGTTTGCTGAGTATTTGGAATTTGTGCTTGTTGCAATTGTTTATCAATTCTATCTCTAATATTCATTAATTCTTGTTGATATGATTGCTGTGATGCTTGTGGGTTATAATAAGGGTTATAATAAGAACCATATCCATTCATTTTTAATCATCTCCTAAATAAATATTAGTTATTTTATTTGGTTTGTTTAAAAAAGTAGAAAATAAAATTATTAATATAAACCATACCCATTCATTTGAAATCAAGTCATCACTGTTTTCTAAATATTCTATTAACTTTTTTAGTTCTTCATTTTCAATATCATTTTCTTTTATTTTGTTTAATAATTCTTCTTTAGTCATATTATTTCCTCCTCAAATAAGCAAAAGAAGACAATATAAGAGTTGTTTTTTATTATATTTCTCCATATTGTCTTCTCCTTTCTTTCAATTACATTTTATTACAAACAAAAAAACCAAGTGGTTAATTCTTGGTTTCATTTTGGTGCTTTTCAATTATATTTAATATTTTAGGTAATCTTTTTTTAATTGTACTTCTTGAGTATCCTACTTCTGCTCCAATGTCGACTTGTGGTATCCCATCTAAGTAGTATAGTTTTGCTATTTTTCTATCAATTTCACTTTTTATGTAGTTGTTTATAATATATTCCCATTTTTCATTTGATAATAGTTTCAAATTATCGTTTACATTTTGTGGTCTTGCTTGAGCCATTATTTTCTCTTCTTTACGACTCTTGTTCTTTTATTTCTTCTAACAATTTTTCTTGTTTGAGTAGCCTTTGCCATATTAATCTCCTATACTTTGATTAACTTCGCTATTATCTATTTTTGATACAGTTTGTGATTCTTCCACTACTTCACTTGGTAGATAGAAATATATCATTATTCCAGCAAACATTATTAAAATAATAATTAATTCAATAATAGCAATTATACTTATTCTTTTATTAGAACGCTCCATTCTGTTCATAGCACTTTCATGGGCTACAAATGGAATAGATACTATTTCTTTTTCTTCCATAAATACCTCCTATTTATTTAAAATATCAGTTTGCTTTATCTCCCATTCTTGCATTTTGTTTGAAAGAACGTGAACGTAATCATCTCCACCTAATTTTTCATAGATAGATAATAAATTAAGCCAATTTTTGTATATATAATCAGGTATTTCTTTTAAGTTTTCATAGACAAAATATGTATTTGTTAAATTACTTTGTAGAATTGTCATCATAGCAGATTTTAACATTTCGCTGTTTTCATCTTTCTTGTCTAATTTGCTTTTGTAATTTTTTATAACACTGACACTGTATCCTAAAATACCACTAACGACAAAGGTTATAACTACTGATATAATCTTATCTAACATATTATTTCTCCTGTCTTATATTCATAACTACCGACTTGATTATATTACAAAAATTGGAAAATGTCAAAATTGGTTATTTATTATTTAATTTTTCTATTATCTTTTTTTGATTTCTAATAAGTTGTTTTATTGCGGTTTCGTGTCTATTTAAATTATCAATTAATTCATCGCATTGTTCGTTACTCCAATTACCATAAGACAAGTCAATATAAACATCATCTTCTTTAACATCAATATAGTCCTCATCCTCAGTTTCATCTAATATTTCTATTTCAGCATTTAATGCGTCATAATCGTTTTCAGTATCAAATAAATATTCGAACAATGCTAGGTGTTCTCCTGTTTCGCTCTTATAATAATGTTCCAAAACATCCATTACGAATATCTCACCTTTATATTTTACTCTAAAAGGCTCATTTTGTTCTTCAAATAACTTGAATAATTCTTTAACTGTTATTGTTTTATTTTTCATCATTATCCCTCTTTTCTAATTCTTCTAATTTATTTAATAATTTTTCAAAAATATAACTTAATTGAATTGAACTGCATTCTTGCATAAGTTTTATTTCTCTTTTTATTTCATTTAACACCTTTGTTTTCTTGTCTAGTTCTTGTTGTAAATTTTCATAATTTGTTACTATTTCTAACAATACGTTTTGAAATTTATAATCTAATGATACATCAATTTTTCTTAAAATTCCCTGTTTTAATATTGATTTAAATTGTCTTATTTCTGCTTTACTCATCTAACCACCCTAATTCACTTATTTGTTTATTTATGGCTTGTAATTCTTTTAAATTAAACCATCTATGTCTTGTACCATTATCATCTTTTACAGTTATTGTTCTATCACCTTTATGAAATGTTATTTCTTTATCATTTTGTAGTTTACATATTTCATAATATTTAAGAAAGAATTTATCGTTTTCTGTTTCTTTATATCCCAATTCTTCAAACATTTCTTTAGCACTCTTATTCATCTACTACTCTCCTATTTCAATTTTCTTAATTAGACACCATTTCTTTAAATGCTTATCTCTTTTTTTCTTTAACTTACCTTTTCTTTGTTTACAGACTAATGACTTCATACAGTTATAGGATGTATCAAAATAATCCGCTAGTTCTGTTAAATCATCAAATACAGTAATTAAATTATCTTGCAAATCATATACCGCATACATTTTTATTCCCCCAATAAAAGTCTTTCCACTTCTTCTAAAGTAATTTCTTTATCTAATCCATATATTAATTTTTTCTCCCAACGTAGATAACACTCTCTAACCCATTCAAATTCATAATCATAATCTAATGAGCCATCCTCTTTTTTAAATTTATCATAGTAATATACATTTATTGTGCTAACAGGTTCTTTTGATAATATCTTTTGATAAAACTTATCACAATTTCGATATAGAACTTTATCAAACTCAGTATTTTGGGGAACATCATATTCTTTATATCCATTTTTTAATAATACTTCTTCATTAATCATTGTTATTCTCCTCATCAAGAACAAACCAATATCTTTTATATCTTAAACCATCTAAACGATTTGGATTATTTATTAATTCATTTAATGTTATTGGTATTAAGTCTATAATACATTGATTTTTATTTTTCTTATTTAATAAATAATTTACTTTATCATCATCATTTTGAAATATTAATAATATATTATCACTTTCATAAGATGGAACTATATATAATTGCAATCTATTTAATGCCGTTTTAAAAGTATCATTCATCTATTCATTTACCTCCATTAAACAAGTTGCTGATAACAAATTACCATTAACATACATATAAGATGTAGGTATGTTATTATTATAAAAATAATCTTCATATATTCTTATTTCTGGTTGACAACTATATTGTGAATTTTGATTATTTAATTTTATAAATTTTAATATAACTTCCAATTCTTCATCATTTAATTCAATTTCAAATGAAGTTGTATCGTCGCAACCGTGATTTTCTATTAAATATTTTTTCATCTATTCATCACTACCTTTCAATATTTGTAATAACTCGTTTAAATCTTCATCATCTAAATAATGATGAAATGCTTCCATTTTTATTTCTTCTTCAATATATTCAATAGCCTTGTCTATTCTATTTTGTAAATTTTTATTTTTTATCTTCGCATAATTATATGCATTTTGCAATGTAACATATTTATGAGATAAATAATTCATTTTTTTGTTGTATTCGTGTTGTATTTCTTCATTTTCTTGTTTTAATAAATCTCTTTCAACTTGTACCTTATTAACATAATCCGTCTTTAATTCTTCATTTTCTTTTAATACATCTTCTAATTCAGTTGCAATTTCTTCACACCTTGATTTAGTATAATCAGTGCTATATTCTCTTAAATCTACAATTACTTCTCTTAAATCTTCTTCTTTATTCATTTTATCTAATCACTCCTATTCTTTTGGCATTTCATATACCATTTGTGATACATCAATTACAGTTTCTAAATAATGTTGTATTTCATCTAATATTTGTAATGTTCTTTCTTGCGTTTTGTATGTTCCTAAAATAAAACCTTCGCAAAATATATCAAGTCCATTTATTGTAATATAATTTACTTTTTCTAAATGTAGTCTATCTTGACTTCTTATCCATATTTCTTTTATTTCCATAATTTAATCACCTCATTTTATTAATTTAATATTAATAATTGAAACTGTTTCGGGTCTTATAATGTGAATTTCATTTTTAGCATCGCAACGCTCTTCAAATGTTTTCTTACTTTTTAATTTTTTTATATAATATTTTGTTAATTGTTCTTTTGTCATATCAGTTTCTTTTTCATATTTTATATGAACGTTTCCTATAAAATATATATAAACTTCGTATTCTTTCATTTTATTTACCTCCAAATATTTTTTTTCTTATTAACAATGTTAATGTTGTATTATTCTCTTTTGTTTCTTTCATTAGTTGTTCTTTTTCTTCTTTCGTAAGCATAATCGTTAATCTTTCCGTTTTAGTTCTCATCTAATCACCTCCTTAAAAATTTCTTTCTTTGTATAAATTCAAATGATATTCTTCATTAATAATATAAGTAAATTTATCTTTTTTTACCAAATCAATATTTTTTATTTTTTCTGCTTCTTCATCAATTAAATCTTTCATAATATTTTTAAAATCTCTTGTTGTTGCTATATCTTCAGTTCTTCCATATTTTGGAACAAATTGTATATACATAGTTGCATCATCAAACCCTAATTCTTTGCTTTCTTTATTAATTTTTTCAACTTCCTTTACTAATTCAATTATTTTCATTTCTTTTTCCTCCTTTTTTAAATTACAATAATATATTAACATATTTTATAAATTATGTCAATAGTTTATAATAAAAAAATCTTTTTTTTAAAAAAATTATAAAATCGAATAAAAAAACGGCATTTCAGGAGATAATTTCTCCTAATTTTGTCGTTTTTAGTTGCTTATTTATCTATCCCAGTTAAAACGATTACTTGTATATTCATATTTAATTAATCTCTTTCCTTTCTTATTTTTTTCGTTTTTGTGTTCTCTTTCAAAATATAATAACAATTCTTTAATATTTTTGAGGTTTTCAATATCAAGCTTTCTTTTTATATTCTCATCAATCATTTCACTAGTTATTTTATAAAATATTTCGGGGTCTGCCTTTTCAATTGTATGCAAATATTCGTGGCTTGTTTGTTGCACCAAAATTGCTCCGTTCCAATACAAATAGCCATCTCCTATACCCTTTTTTTTGCTTTCTCTGTGGGGTATTATTAAATGGTGAAAGCTAAGACTTTCTTTTCTTTTAACATCATATCCCATAAAATCTATCCCCAATTTCATTATTTTAAAATCTTTTGTCATTTCTTTTGTTATTTCTTTCATAATTCCTCCATTAAATTAATTTTTGTAATTCTTCTAATTCTTCATCACCATTAAGATATTCCCAAATTTTGTCTTTTTTGTAACTTGGTAATTTCAAAGAATAAATAATTTTCTTCCAAATTTTAATCATTTTTGCATTAAAAAAAGGCGCCAAAAGTTCTGTATATTGAACTCTCAACGCCTCGCAATTTTCTAAAAACTGATTAAAAATGGCATCATCACAATTTATCATAATATCAACCTGCCTTTTTACAAAAATATTATAGCATAAAACAAACATTTTTTCAAACAAAAAAAAAGAATAGACATAGTTTATTTTTTCAGAATAAAAAAGGATAGAAATGAAAAAACGTCTATTCTTCCAAAAAGAATAAAAAGGTTGTAGTGCTAATTTAAGCACCATATCGACTATATAAAGGGTTTTAAGAGTTGCGACCTCTTCATTGGAACTTCAGTACTACGAAACCTATCACCAAGCCGTCAGTTTTTATATATAGTCAATATGCTACCTAAAAAGGCAACATTTGTAGTATGTAAGGAATGTATTGTAACGAATACAATTATATTATATCACATTTTTAAAATTATGACAAATTATTTAATAATTCAATTATTTTTTTTGGAATATCTTTTTTAGATACTATAACAAATCTGCATTGATGATGTTCTTTAAAAGTATTCATTATTTTTAGTAATGTTTCTCCTTTGACTTTTGTATAACTAGAACTCCAATTTTTAATGTCTTCGACTGATTTTATTCCATTTTGTTGAATAAGAAATATAAAATTCTTGCAACCTCTTTTATGGGCTAATTCAACTTCTTTAACTACTCTATTATGTTCGTTTGTATGACATAGATTATTGCATACTTCTAATAGACCATCTTTTTTATCAATTATAGTTTCATAATTCTTATAAATCATATAGTCCCCAGCATCTAATTTTGAAATAATATAATCTTGTCCGATTTTATCAAAGTATTCTAAAATTTTCTTATTTCCTTTTTCTCTTGTGTCACAAATTATAATATTATTCATTGCTACTTTCTCCTTTTTGTTCGCTTTTAATATCCAAATATTCTTGTTTTTGTCTTATTCTCCATCTTAAATTGCTAATTTCTTTTTCTTTTTGTATTATTATTTTGTCTTTTTCTCGTATTAATTTATTATAAGTTTTAAGTGCTTTCCTTTGTTCTTCAATTACTTTTTTATAATCTTCGGTTGTTCTCATAGTACTAATTTGTTCTTTTCTTTTTTCCATTTATTCTTCCTCGCAATACATATAATTATTTTCATTTTCCCATCTTAATTCTTGATTTTCTTCTTTTAATTTAACAACTTCATTTTTTAAATCTGTTGCTATAATGCAATATATTATTAACCAAAACAATAAAATTGCTCCTATCAATATGCTTGTTGCTGTTAAAACAAAATATTTATTTTCCATATTAATTCTCCTTTTATTATAAAATCAATTCTAACCCCCTAAATTTTGCTTTTAACAAACTTTAACTATAAAATAGTATAATTATATATCTAGTACCAAAAACTTTCAAAAAAGTATGTTAAAATTAGTCTAATGGGCTATGAGATAGAGCAAATAATTTCTTGCTATGTTTTATCTTGACATATCTCTTATAAAATATCTCCCATTTTTCAAATTCTTCTCTCCAAACTCTGCCGGTTGTATTGTCATAAATATTCATATAAAACATTTTTATCATCTCCCATTATAGATTTCATTAAAAATTTGATTGTATCTATCAAATCTAAAACTCTTTATCAATTTATCCCCATCATCATTTTTGGCAATGATTATATCCATCTGATGTATTCTCTGTTCTTTGTTCTCTGTTTTATTATTTAAGAATAAAACCTTTCTTGCTGATTGTTCTATTTCTCCACTATCTCTTAAATCTTGTAATTTAGGTTCATCACCACTTCTTTGACTTTCTCTTGATAATTGGCAAAGACCAATCAAAGTACAATCATTATTCATAGATATACTTCTCAATTCCTTTGCTATGTTTGTCATTTTTTCATAAAGATTGTTACCTTTTGTTCTTATTAGCCCTATATGGTCTACAAATGCTATTATATGTTTGTCTGTATTTATATTAGCAATGTCTTTTTTTATTTCTTCTGTGTCGGTAACTTTATTTACTAAAATTATTTTTCTTCTTTCTATATCTTGCATCTTTTCTGAAACATCATTTTTATCTCTATCACTTAATTTATCCAAATTTTCTAACTCTTTAATAGTTATTCCAGTATTTATTGCTAGCAATCTTTTATAAAGAATTTTCTTGCTCATTTCCATATTGAAATAAATGCATTGATAGTCATTACTTAATTTATTTAACAAATTTAATGCAAATGCTGTTTTACCTGTTCCAGTTCCCCCTGCTACTATTAACAAATCATTCTTTGATAAATTTAAAGCATTGTCTAAATATGGATACCCGAGTTTTATCTTGGTATCTTTTTGTATAAGCGAATTGTAAATATCTTTGGCTGTAACATAATCATTTTCATTGTAATTTATTTCATTAATCTTTGTAAGATTATCGTATAATTTTTTACAATTTCCATCAAATTTAGAAGTTAGATTTTTGTATTGTATTTTTTTATATCTTTCAATTAAATACTTTTCTATTTCTTTGAATTTTGTTTCTCTGCTTGCATTATATATGTTGCTTGTTAATAATTTTGCATAATACTCAACATCAAAATTCTTATTCAAAGCCATTTTTTCAATTATAAAATTATCTCCATCTTTTTTCTGCTCTAGCAATATTGAAAATAATATTCTTGCCTTTGGTATCAGATACTCAGATTTTATTATTGTCTTGTCTATCAAATATGGATAGTTAATAATCAAAGCTAAGAATTCATTATCACATTCTAGGTACTCCTGCATAGTCATTGCTCCTTTCTTGCTTTTTTTCATTTAAAGGATAAAAATCTTTCCATTTTCCATTTATGGCATTTGTAATAATTTCTTCTTGCTCTTTTTCATCTTTACTGTATCCTACCAATTTTTTAATTAATCTTTTAATTATAGTATTATTAACTATATAATTATTATTTATTCTAATATTAATATATTCTAATATTAGATTAAGAATAGATAAAGATAAAGATAAAGATAAAGATAAAGATATATCTTTGATATCATTGATTGTTATTTGATTGTTATTTGATTGTTTTTCGATTGTTTTGTTTTTTTCTTCGTTTTCCCTTATTTTACAAGCATTTTGATTACCAATTGGCGCTCCAGATTTCTTATTAGAACGGTTTTTACTAGTGTTTAAATTTGGCTCTAACAAAGTCCAAATTGTCTTTTTTAAACCACTAAATTTAGGCTTTTTATTCTCAAATACAAACTTTAGCATTGCTTGTAGCAACTCGTTTTGAGTTTCTTTGTCTAAGTCTTTCAAGCATTCGTAGTAACTCCTATAGAAAGAGAACCCTTTTATTTCTGCCATTTTTATTCTCCTTTCTATTTTTTTAAATTATCACGCCATTTTTTCATATTAATTTGTTGAGTACACCACTCTAAATTATTTACACAATTATTTTGCCTATTTTCATCTATGTGATTTACAACAGGATAATTGTTTGGATTTTCAATAAAATATTTTGCTACTAATCTATGAATTAAAAAACTTTTTCTTTCTTTTTTATTTTTCATTTTCAAATGCACTTGAATATAATCATTATGTTTCTCAGACTTGCTTATGTAAATGTATCCAGTTTCATTATTTCTAACTCTTCCCAAATTACTTATAGAATATATATTTTTAACATTGGGTTCAATTATATTTTTCCAAATCTCCATTTTTTTGTATCCTTTCTATTTAATTATTTTAAAGTAATCTTCGATTTCTGCATCTTGGCATAAGCATTTTACTATGCAAAAAGCAATTGTTTTAGAGCAAGTTCTTTTACCATTTAAAACTGATGTTAAAAATTGAGGTGTTATTCCAATTTTATCAGCAACATAAGTAATAGTTCTTCCTCCCAAAATGTTTGTCTTTTCACTTTTATTGAATAAATACATTTATTTCACCTACCTTCTGCAAACATTGTATAACTTTATTTATATGTTGTCAATACTTCTTTAGCAAAAAAGGCAACTTTATATTGCCTTTTTAAAATGGTAAATCTTCTGTTGCTATTTCAACGCAATCTCCAAATAAATCTTTCATTCTATCAGCATCACTTATTGATTTTGAATTTTGATATTCTTCATAATCAACATAACTACCATCTAATTTTTTAACTCTAGGTATCTTGATGTCTTTTAATTTGTCTAAACTTCTGAATTGAGTTAATTTAGTTGTAGTTCCAAGACTTCCATCTTGTTTTTCGTATTCTTCTAAACCAAACACTCCAGCGCATTTTAAACCTTTTAATTGCTCCCAACCTTTTGATGTATCAAATTTAAAGCCATTATTAGATTTCTCTAAAGAAGTAACAAATCCTTTTGTATATGCCAAGCTTTCTTTTTTTAATGATAAATATTTAACTGCTCCATTCGGCCACTTTTTTTCTGATAAATTGTTATTATCATATTGCTTTTTAAAATATCCCTCTTGTTTATCCCCTTTTGCAATATCAACTGATATCTTTAAAGAAGTATTTCCACTATTTTCACTAGTATATAATCTAGCATCCATAATTACTATTTCGTGTCCTCCTAGTTCTAATGTTTCAAAATCTCCACTTTCAATTGCCTCAACTGAGTTCCAATCGTTTAAATCAAATCCTAAATTCATAATTATTTTTCCTCCTTATTTTCTTCATTATTTTTGTTTATTTCATAATATTCACAAATTGTATCATCAACTAATTTTAAATCATTATCAATATATTCAGTTTCAAACATATCAATTGGTGTCTTGCAAACATCTAAACCATCTGTTGCAGTTTTAAATTTATGCTCTTTTCCATCAAAAACGCATCTCAATAAAATACTAAATAAGCCCTCAACACATATTTGATTGTCTAACATTTTTCCACAAGTTTTAGGTGCTATATCTCCACTATCACTTTTTTCTTCGTGCATCATAAGATAAACTCTTTTATCTCCATCTAAGGTTTTAATAAATTCTACAAAGTTATAAAATTCTTGGGCTATTACACTAAATTTAGTATAACCTGTTTCTGTTGCTTTTTTAACAAATTTATCTGTCATTATATATCCAAAATCATCAATTACAACAATATCTTTTGGCGTCTTTTTAATAAATTCTTTTACTAATTCATAATCTTTTGTTTGTAAACCTTTTATGTTTCTACCATTTTTAAATGGCAAGTCTTTATTTAAAACATTAACAAGACTATATTCTTCCTTTTTTAAATTCCTTAATGAAGTGCTTTTACCACTTCCACTTTTTCCAATAATTAAAATTGGTATACATTTTCCCATTTCTTTTTCTCTCCTATCTCTTAATATTTTTTCTACTTCATTTTTTAGATATGGTATTTCTATGATTTCATAATTTTCAATATTTTCACTCATATAAGCAATAAACATTTCGTCGACTTTAACTTTAGCGTACCTTTCTAGCAAATATTTGTAAATACTTAATTGTATATAATAGTGGTTTAATGTAAAATCTTTTAAATGTTGCAACGGCACTTTCATTTTTTTAGCATACTTTTCACTCTTATGAATATCACTATTTGTTTTATAATCTACTAATACAAGACCACCAGTTAATTTATTAATAAATAAATGGTCTATAGCACTAGCAATATCAAATTCACTGCTCCCAACAACAAATTCGTCTGCTAAATGTTCTAATTTATCTTGATAATCTTCTTTAAATTTTTTAGCTTGAGATTGTATCTTATTAACTGCATTTATATATTCAATACTACCATCAAATAATAACTCGTTATATTCAGCATTGCTCCATAAACTTTGTGCGTATTCGTGACAAGTAGAACCTTTTTCACAAGCAAATTTATTTTTATATTTCCATTCATCTAAAATCTCTTGAACTGATTTATTTTGTTTTAATGCTACTTTTTCTGCTACTGCTTGACTATCAAATTCGTTGCAATATTCTTCAATTAATCTCGTAACACTAATTCCAACTCGTTTTCCTTTGTACTCATAATGGTGATCGTTTGAAAAGAATTTAAAATTATCAAATACCTTTAATCTTTCTTTTATTTCTTCCTTTGCCATAGCAACCTCTAAATGAAATCACTATCACTAATTCCAACTTGTTCTGCAACTGGAATTGGTCTATAATTTTCTTCAATTTGTTTGTTTAAATCTTCTATTTCTTCGTTTAATCTTCCATTTTCAATGAATAAATCTTCAGTCAATTCTAGCAATTCGTTAAGAGTTAAATTTCTTCTATATACTGCTCTATCATCTACAAAATTATATCCATCACAATTAATTGTAATATCATTTAATGTTAGCATTTCCTATCATTCCTTTCTTCTAAAAATTTAATTATTTTCTTGTCTTCTTCGTTATTTCTTAATTTAAGATATTCAATTTGTAACCAATCGGGCATCTTTCTATGTCCTCTTTCATATTGACATACCATAAATTTGCTTTTGCCAATTTTTTCTCCAAACTCTGATTGAGTTAAATTGGCATTTTCTCTAATTTGTTTCCACATACTTTTCATTTAATCACCTCCTTCATTACATATAATAGTTTAACATATTGTTTAACTTTTGTCAATATAAATTAATCATTTTGTTTAATTTTTTTTTAATTTGTATGGTAGTCTAGGAAATACTAAGCCTTTTTTTGATACTTTTGGTGCTTCTATATTTAATTTGTCTATTTCTATATGAATACTTGTTTTATTCTTCAATGTTGCCATTTTGTATTGTTCCCTTTTATAAATAATTATTTTAATGCCGGGTTCTAAATTGTTATCAAGCTCTTTTCCAATTTTTTCAAAAGGAATATTTGTTTCGTTTTTAATATTAACTTTCATTTTTTATTTCTCTCTTTCTTTAATTTATCTATAAATTCGCTTTTGCCATCTTTGTAATTATAACGACCACACCAAGAACAAAGTTTTTTTGTAGTTTCAAAAGCATAAAATGTCATTGTATGTCCACAAAATCGGCATTTTTTTGAATATAAACTCTTTTCATTTGCTAATTTTATATCATTTTTCATTTTCATCATCATTTCTAATTACCCCTTAACTCATTATATATTTTGGTAGTCCCATTTAACCAATACTGATTAAGGTTTGTAGGATCATTGCTAGCCCCAATAGGGCAATATTTAGGTTGTATCAATTCTAATGTTGTTAAGCCTACATCAAAATAATTATATTTAAGATTACTAACAAAAGCATTTATTCCATCTTCTAATGTTGAATAGTTAATAAGTCCAGAATTACACATCATCCCCCCGACATTATTTTTATTTTTAAAAGCATCACTAGTATAATTTCCTGTTTCCCATTTAGCAATAGAAATACTAATTAAAATTTGCTCTTCATTTAACCCTATTTTTTCCCCTTTTTCTGCTATTAAGCAACTAGTAGTATCAAATATACAAGTTTGCTCTTTTTCTTCTACAGAAGTTAAATTTTGAGGCTCTGCGTAGGTTTCTATCTGCGTTGCAAGTACTGAAACATTTTTATAATTATTTTCTACTTTTATTATATCTATAACATCTAAAACAACATTTGCAATCAATAAATATATTATAGCAATTTTCATTAATCTAGGCATTTTCATAAATATTCTAGCCACAAAATCATTAAAAGTCTTAATTATCAAATAAGCCAAATACAACAAACCAACAATCAAATACCCCATATTTTTAGCAATCTTTTTTAATATGCTTTTAGCATACTTTTTTAATTTCCTTTTTATCCTATTTTTCTTAGAATATCTTTCAACTCTGCTCCCTATACCTTTTTTATTCTTTTTCATTTTAATATCTCCTTTTTCATCTTTTTTTAACTTAATTTAATATACAAAAATGTAAATATAGCAATTTCTAAATAAAATATAATTACCCATTTATTTTTCTTTAAGAATTTCATTATTAATCACCTGCCTTTCTATACTGAAAAGATAATAATTCATCTCCAGCATAGATAGGAACAAAGTCATCATCGTTAAGCATTATTTGCTTTAAAAAACCTTTCATAATTCTTTTAATATTTTTCATTTCTAAGACTTCCTTTCTCTATCTTATGTATTAAGTTTAACATATTGCTTAACAAATGTCAAGTATTTTTTAACAAATTGTTTAACTTTTTATAAAATAAACAAAAAAAGAGCAAGTTTGCTCCTTATTTTATTTGAATTGCATCAATAATACTACCATTGCCAGCATAACCTGTACTAGAATTGTTAATGTCATATCCTGATACCCAGTCTAACCATTTACCGGTCATTTTATTATGTACTCTATATGTTGCTCCTTTAATAGCAACATCAGTTATTGGTTTCCCTAAAATACCAGCATAATCATTTCTTCCTTTTACTGCAGATAACCATTTTCCGTTTGTTTTAACTCTATATTCTAAGTTATCTATATAAATTCCGTCCATAGAAACACCAAATACTCCAGCATAATCACTTGAACCTTTCATAACATTAGAATACCACTTTTTGCCTACACCGTGAGATTGATACTTGATACTACTTGTACTTGTTGTGCCAGTATATTTAGCAACATCACTAGAACTAACACCAAAATATGAATAAGGGTTAGTCCAATATGAACTGTTACCTTTTGTTTCATCTCCTCTATATGTTCCACTTGTTCTAACGTCGAGATGAGTATAGTTATCATTTATCTTAGCAATTCCATTGAAAAGACCTAAATCGTAAGCAACACAAATTACAATTTTAGATGGAATTATTTTTCCACTTTTGTCATAATATATGCAATCGGCAGCCAAACCCTCACTATGTCTACCAGCAAATCCTCCAATTTTAATATCGTATGTCTTGCATCTATATCCACTCGAAATAATACATTTGCTTGCATTTAATTTTGCAAATAATGTTTCCATATTTTTTATTAATGTTTCACTAATATAAATCTTTTTGCAATGTTGGCAAATGAATTCTAAACTATTAAAATGTGTTGTTACTTGTTTTGAGGTTGTTATCATATTAATCACTCTCCTTACTAGTTAATTCTAACAATAGTGTTTTTAAAGCACTCAATCCTCCAGTTAAAGCCCCAATTAAGGCTATTTTTAACTCGTTTTGGCTCCAACCTGTAATTATAAGGCTAGACAAGAAACCTTGCCAGAAAGAGTGAAAAGCCCTTTCTAATAAATTCTTCCAATTTACTTTTTTTAATTTATTTATAACTTTCATCTTTTTTCTCCTTTTATCTCTCTTTTATTAATCAGTTGTTTTTGTATATTCTATTGTTATATATGCTGTTCCAACTTTGTAACATAATGATACCAAAAAAATAATAAATAATCAAAAATGACCTCCAAATATTATATATGGAATTATATTTGAATTAGCAGTTGGTCTGCTAGTATTATTACCATATCTGACATAACAATCACCTATTGATAATGAAGTATCTGATATACATTTAACTTCTCTTATATAAGTAGAAGCATAATAAGTTCCACTAACTCCATAATCACTAGCCAGGTTAATATATACTCCTAATCCTTTTAATGAAAATTCAGAAATCATAGTTGCTATTGACTTATAATTCTTACTAAGTATAATATAATAATCATAATCATCACTGTTTAAACTAATTGTTTGACTCGAAAATTCTTCTGTTGGTTTTGGATTTTCCCATAATTTTGTTAATTTTAAATTATTTAATCTTTCATCTAAATCACTTGTTTTTTCATCTAATGCATATATTTCCTCATCCATATGGTTTAAATTTGTTGGGTTTAATGGAGTATTTTTATAGTCCCATTCAATTTTACTATATGCCATAATTAATCATCCCCTTTCGTATTTTAATTGGCATTTTAATTTACCATATTCATTTTCGGTTGGTATTGATAAAGTATAATATATTCCAGTATCAACTGCCCCATATTCTTTGTCAACATTATAAGCCAATTCATAAACCTTGAATTTTAAAAAAGCATAACTATATTGTGAAATTGTTGGATATAAATCTTCACTAGGATATAAATCTTCGCTAGGATATCCCCAAATAATTCTTGTACTTTCATTTAGAAAATTAAAAGTAATTGAATTGTCAGTCAAAATTGCATTGTCTAAACTATATTCACTATCAATATTATTTTTATTATATCCCAATCCAAAATTTTCTAATTTAGCATAAATTGTGCCATCTAAATATGGATAATCTGTACTACCTTTTGACAATATTGGCTTATAAATTCCACTCGTGAAATGGACTGGAAAATCTATTAAATTACTATTGCTTTTAAAATAAGCATTTGTACTTATCGTATCTTTTCTATAAATAATTAAATCTTCATCTTGTTGGATTATTATACTTGCATTTGAAACATCTACGCAAGCATAGAAATTTTCTTTATCTAAATCACTAAATGCTAGCATTGTTATTTTCTGCCCTAAATAACTGTCTAATTTATCTTGTAATGAAAATTCCATATCGTATGTTACAGAAGTTTGACTTGTAGTTTGACTTGTTCTTGAAATCGGTATTGAAAAGTCAAATTGGTCTTTTGTTAAGATGCTATCTTCATCATAGTCAAAAGTTTCATTTAATTTAACAAAACAATATGAAATTCTAGGTATTCCCCATTTTAAAATTTCATTAGTTTGAGAAGCATCAATCATATATTTTAAATAAGTATTTAAGATTAAATTAGTAAATTCATATGTTTTATTGCCATATTTAATAATGGTACTTTTATTTTTAATTTTCATCTTATCACCTCTCTGAAACTTCAATAATTTCATTGATGCTTTCTTCACTATAATTAGCAAAAGTACTAATATCATAATTTGCATCGTTTTCTAAACTTGATGTACTTCTAAATAAATCTAAATAATTTGATTGAAATTTAGAATTTTTTAATTTTATGGTATATAAATCATCATTAGCATTATGCTGTTCTGAAATAGATGTAATTACAAATTTACCTTCTGTCAAAAATTCGGGCATATTAACCTCTAATAAATCTCCAACATCTAGCCCTTTATCTTTATCAAAAATAATTTGAATATCTGTTGTTTGATTACCATTTGATGTTATTAAATTTTTAGCATAATCAATCAATTCTTTTCTGGTAAACCATTTTGCATTAACATCTATTACTTCTTCTATTATACCACTTTTTGAAATAATATTTTTGCATTTTTCAATTTCGTTAGTATCATACAATTTAACTTTTTGATATTTTAGCATACTATCTGATTGAATATAACTGAAAGTAGTTTTGCTCCCTAACCATTTAAAGCCAGTGATTAAATAGTCATAAAAACTATCTTTTTTTAAGACTATGCTAGCATTTGTTGTATCTTGCCCGTCATATACTATCGTACTTGGGATTGTTAATGAATTAGTTTCTTTGCTATATGTAATTTGATATGTTGAAGAGCCTAAAGCAATAAAAGGGCTTAAAGTAGTTCTTCCATATTCTTCACATAATTTTTTTAAATTTTCGGGGTTTAAATCAATAGGATTGTTAAAAGTAACTTCATCATTTTGATTAATAATTAAGGTATCAGTTATTGGATATTCGTTAGAACCATAAACATATCCATCTTTAGTATAGCCAAAACAATAAACTCTTGCATTTTTAATATTTATTGTATTGAAATAGTCATATGCTTCAACTGTCGGTTGAATACTCATCATATTTTCAACCTTTCCTTCGATTAGCATTTTGGCATCTTGTCCCATCAAATAATCTATACTTCTTATATAAATTCCTTTTTTTTCGTTAATATACCAAAAGAAATTATAGAAATTTGATAAATCATTTAAAATAGTTTCTATTGTTTCCAAAAAGTAGTTTGCTGTTTTTATATGAGTTCCGACATTTATTTCTTTAATTACAAAGCCATCTTCGACAAGTGGTTCTAATACAACTCTTAATAAATCTTCCAAGTAATAAGTACCATTGGCGCTAACATATCTTCTAGTAGCCATTGCTTTTGGACTTAATAGGCTAACTTCCATAGTGACATCTTGAATTGTATTTACCATTTTTGGTAGGTTATTCCCGTCCATATAGCCAGTATAAAGCAATTCCCCTTTTGTTATATCTAAATCTTCTCCAACTTCCCATATTCTTAATTCTTGGTAGTTATAAGGAAGTTCGTTGGCTGTACTACCAGTAAAATCAACTTTAATATTTGAAAATTGAACTTCCTCACTTGACTTAGTCAAAGTCATACTATCTAATGCCTTTAGAATTTTCTTGTTTTCTTTATCTAAATTATATTCTAATACTATCATTATTTAACACCTGCCGTTTTCAATGTTTTGCTTACCACCGGAGTAATTATTCTACCAACTTTATTACTATCCATTTCAACATCTGCTGTTAAATTAGCATTGACTTGAATAATTTGATTATTAGCAACTGCGCTTTTCAAACTAGCACTAGCATTTATATTTCCAGTTTCCAATTGAACTGCTCTTTGCATTTTAGTAATCATTTCATCATTCATATTATCAACTGATTTCATAATTTCATCGGTATTTGCATCAATTCCAACTGCAATTCCTTTAGGTATCCATTGCCCTACTTGATCACGCATAACTTTTGATGGTGAAGCAATTCCCAAAGCCTTTTTAATACCATCGGTAATACCACTTGCAAAAGATTTTATTTTATCTAATAACCAACTTTTAACATTTTTAATACCATTCCAAATTCCTTTTACAATATTTTTTCCAATATCAAGCATTTTATTTGGCAATTCTTTTATATAATTAACAAAAGTATTTATAAATTTTGGAATTTCAGTTTTTGCTGTGCTTATCATATTAGTTGCCATAGTTTTAACTTTTCCCGGTATTTGTGACAAGAATTCCCATATCTTGCTTGGTAAACTCTTAAACCATTCGATTACATTGCTTATTATTTCAGGCAAATCAGTTGTAACCCAATTCCAAAGTTCGATTCCTAGTTTAACAATAGTTCCTATTATTTCGCCAATTGCCAAGCCTATATTATAAGGTAAATTTTTAAACCATTCAATGACGCCATTAATCCATTCTGGAATTGTTTCAGTAAAAAATGTGCCTATTGCATTCCAAACCGTTTCAAATACTGATTTTATTCCATCCCATAAACCTATCCAAAATTCTCTAAACCAATCACATTTGTTCCATAATACTACAAATATTGCTATTAATGCAACTATCGCTAATACTATTAATGCTATTGGGTTCGCCGCCATAACTGCATTTAACACTGCTTGGGCTTTTGCAAGACCTGCGCTAGCCAATTCTGCAAGTGTCATTTTACCAGTTAATAAAGCAACTATACCCTCGCCAACGCTTAGCGTACCATTTAATAGTCCTTGTGCAATTGTTGTTTCTCCTGCTTGTAATGAAAATAATGACAATTGTACTTGTGCTTTTTGAAAATCTACAACAACTCCTTGAATTGTTGTACCAAGTTTCCAACCAGCAACTGCTACTCCAACTGCTACAATTGCCGGTTCTAAATCTTTAATTTTTTGCCAAAGTTCTTTTACTTTATCAATAACTTCTTGCCAATCGATTTTTCCAATAACATCAGCAATTTTATTTAAAGCTTCTTCTCCTTTGCTACCTACATTTGCAATAACTTGTCCTAAACCACCAAATCCGGCATCTGACAATGCTTGGTCTATACTATCAATGATATTAGCAACGCCACGAGCAACTGCTGTTTTTGCATTTGTAACGTTTGTTGAAATTCCACCAGTAGCATTTTTTGCTTGTTCAGCAAATGATAAAAATTCCCCTGTTCCTTCTTCATTTAAGGTTACTATTGCGTCCATAAAGTCATCCATAGATAATGTTCCATCTTGAATTGCATTGTAGAAATCTCCGCTAACTGCTGTTGAAGTATAACCTAAATAATTTGCTACTTGTTTCAATTGCGCCGGCATTGCTGTTAATATACTTCGCCATTCTACTGCATCTGGAGTTCCTTTTGCATATGCTTGTGATAGTTGTTCTAATGCACTAGCTTGTATTTCCGTACTTGCTCCGCCAGCTAACAAAGCATTATTTAAAGCAAGAAAATAGTCCGTTGATTTACTTACATTACTATTTGCGCTTGTAAATCTTTGTACTGACAAAACTGCATCATTTAATGTTGTTGGAATACCTTTTAATCCTTTGCTTAATTTATTAATTGATGCTTCGCTATCTTCAGATGAGATTCCTAAGTTAGCCATAACCTTAGAATAATTATTTAATGTATCTAGTCTTGAAATAGCATTATCTACACTATCGGATATTGTACTCATTGCTGTTGATATAATCTTATCAATTCCCAAAGCACTAACTATATTTTTAACAGAACTAACCCCACTTTGCAACCCACTTGTGTCTAATTTTGTACTATATGTCAATGTTCCTGCTACTGCCATATTAATCACCTCTCTTTTGAATTTTTAAGAGGTTTATTTTAAACTTTCATATATTTTGTCTTGTCTAATTCTATTTTTTATTTCTTTTTCATTTGGTGGTAAACTATACAATTCTTTCAGCGCTAAAAGGTCTTTGTCTTTTCCATCATAAACTCTATATCCTTTTATTTTAGTAAATTCAGCATCGCTAGGCAATGATAACCACATTGCTCTAAACATCCACCAATGAATTTTTTCTTTGCTTAAATCGACATTAAAATAGCATTTAAAGGCTCCCCAAATATACAAGTCATCATATGAATATCTAAAAGCCTCCTTGCTACTTCCTTTTCCAGTTTTTTTCTTTGTTGGAATTTCTTTTTTCCCACATTGATAAAACCAAATAAATTTTTCTACTGCCTCTTTTAACAAATCTTTTTGAATTATTAAAGAAAAAGCAGGATAAAATTTTCGTAAAGCATTGTAACACGCCTTTTTCGTATCTATATCCTGCGTCATTTCTTCTTCAAAAGTAATAAATATACGAAAATCTGTATTAATAATAAATCTCTCATTTTTTAAAAAAACACAACGAGGCAATCTACTATACATACCTTTCAACATATTAATATCTCCTATATCTATTATTTCTATTATAATTATTTTTATTGTAATTTCTTCTTTGTTCTCTATTAAAATTATTAATATTATTTACTTTTTTTTCTACACCATCTATTAATTTATTTATAGGACTAATGGCACTATTAACATAAGCGTTCATACAAGTGCTTACAATTACTAAACCAACTTGCATATTAACTTCTCCATATCCATCCGCTTTTCTTTTCTCATTAATTCTCATAGTAGCGCCATTCCCTAATATTTTATCAATTACTTCTTCTATATTTTCAATATTATTTGTATCTATTTCTTCAATTTCTTTGCTTACTTCAAAAACTAAACCATAAATTTCAACTTCTATTTTTTTATCAGTATCATTGTAATTTAAACTAATTCTATTATTATTCATTATTTCTCCCTCGTCATATTTTTTATTTATTTTTTAACTATACATTTTCAGTAAATTTCTTTGTACTTGTATTGAAAGTACCATAAGTAAAATCTCCGCCTTTTAAAGAACCAGTAATTTGTTTTTGTTCTCCGGCAGCCCCATTTGCCTCAGTAATTTCTACTGTTTGGTTGATTTTACGACATTTATAAGTATTTTCTTGACTGTCAACTGGCTCCCATAAATTAACTATATAATGGTCTCTTTTAGCATCGTCTCCAGTTTTTCTTTCATAGAAAATTGCATAAAAATCTTCTAAAACTGCATCTCCTTTAACTAAGTCCATCGTAATAGGAAATTCATTACTAAAACCAGTGATAGTAGTTCTTTTTGATTTTTCGTGGATGTATTGTTTTTCAGTTTCGGTTGGGTTTGAACTTTCAGTCATTTCAGTAATAACTCCACCAAGAACTATCTCATCACCAATTCCAAAATAATGAGCCTCATCATAAACCATAACATCTTTCATAATTATATCTCCTTTCTAATGTTAAAATATAATTGTAAGGAATAGACACTCACTGCTCCATCCTCACTAATTTCATAAGTTAATGCATTGGCACAACTTACATTGTCAACTTTCATATTATCTTCTAATATTGGAAAATTTCTATTTCTATTTTGAGTGTCTAGCCAATTCGAAAGGTCATCTAACCATTCTAAATTAGTTAGCCTTTGCTCGTCTATTTCACTCTCACTTTTCAATAAAAGCATATATTGATATTGTCTATACCAGCCTCGACTTGTTATATATCGAAGTGGTAAATCTTCTTGCCCTGTTCTTTGCAATGCTAAATTTCTAACATTATTGCTAACTTCTTCACTATGAATATCTTCTACCATAGCAATTTCATTAATTGGTTCGTATGTTTGTAGCCATTGATTTATTTTGTTATCCATTGTTTAACCTCCTTGCATAGGCTGCGACTTGTTTCATAATTGTATCTTTTTTGTCGGCTTTCATTCTTTCAAAAGGTCTTGCTCCGCGTTTAATATCTTTGCTTCTTGAATTTTTATTAATGTATGCTTGATAATGAGCATAAGGTACCCCGATTGTAACATATCCGCTTCCCTCTGTACTAGCCAATCTTATTGACTTAGCCATCGTTCCGGTTTTATATTTAACATAATCTTGCAAATTAGTAATAACCTTATTATCTAGAAATACTTGTACTCTGTTTAAATTAGTGTTGAATTTATTAGTCCAACTCGTATTATAAACAATTTTACAAGTACCACTACTGGTAGTTATGAGTGTTCCTTTTGGAAACGTTATTTCTAATTTATTCGTATTGTTTGTAGCCATTATCTTCCACCAATTTTAATATGATTTAATTCTTTTATGTCATCATCTTCAAAGATAAATTTCTCGACGCTAGATACTTCATAAACACTTGACTTCCCATATTTTTCTCTTAATTCAGTTAGTGGCGCTTTTATAATATCGTATTCTGACTTAATATCAAGTACTACATCGCCTTTTTCAATATTCCAAGTATTATTATATCCCTCGACATCAAATATTCTAATAACAGCATTATCTGATATGCTTGTGCCTGTATTATTTCTGTTTAAATACGATGTATTTCTTAAACTAGCAATTAAATTATATCTAACCCACGAATTTTGAATTTTATGATAAATTGTAATATCTTGTAATAATCCTTTGAAATCTTCCATCATAAGTACCTCGTTAATTCGTTTGGCAAGTTATTTATAATTTTTTGTAAACTAACATTTGCTTGATTTTCAGTTTTTGAACCTCGACTTATACTAACTCCATCTAATGATATAGAATTTGCCTTTGCATTGCTTGAATTTGAACCGTTGGCATTGAAATAGTCAACTAACTCACAAACTGTGAATTTCAATCTATATTGGTCTCTTTTACTTAATGAATTAATGACTTCCTCTATCAATTCTCGGTTGACATTCCTATCAATTTCTCTACTTGCTTTTATTATTAAAGAATTAAAGAGGTTATTAGACAAACTACCCAAATATTCACTTTTATAAAAGTTATAATCAGCATAATTCATCATTTGAACCTCTCCTTTCATTATTTTTCAGTTTTTTCAACTTTAATTTCTTTTTCAACCTTTACTTCAGATTTTTTTATTTCTACCTTTTTAGGTGTTAGTCCTATTTTTGTAGCCATATTTTAACCTCCTAGTTTGCTTTATGAGATAAAACAATTCCTGCTGTTTTATTAGCCCATACATCAACTAAACCATACTTTCTATATTTAGCAATGTAAGCATCTGCATCTGCATTATTTTCTGGAGCAATTGCATCTCTAACAATATGCTTATCAAATTTCATAACAGCGTTTTTATCAACTATTAAGTAGTTAATATCCTTTCCTTCATCGTCTTTCTTGAAGTGTCCTAGTTCTTCTCCACTAGAAGTTCCATCTAATAAATCAATTTTTGTATAAAATCTTGATTGTGGAACTTTAACAATCTTACTAAATCTTCCTAGCACTTCTCTTGATTTAGTAGTATCTAATGCCATAACACTATTTGCTAATGTTGGAGTAATATATAATATTCTTCCTTCTTCTGGAACACTATCTTCATCCATTTTTGAAGTATCTCTTAATAAAGCAGTTAATAGTGCTTCACCATCTGCAAAAGTTTCTCCTGCTGGTGTTGAAATAGTAATTCCATCTGTTCCTGCAAGTTTAGCAGCGACATAAGCATTACCTTCTGGAATAACTTTTTGGTCTTGTAATTCTCTTTGAGCGATTAAATAAGTATCTCCCATTGTTTCTTCGTTATCCATTTCATCAATAGCGAATTTTGTTCCTCTATCGTATTCAAATGTAGCAGTTTTCCATTCAACCTTAACATCGCTTGAAGTGTATCCACTATTTCTTGAATAATCTCCAAGTCCTCCTTCAATAGAAACTTGTCTATATAATATTTCTTTCGCATTTGCTCCTTGACGAGTTAAACTCATATCAGAAGTTAAATCTGCGAATAAATCACCCTTTTTGTATTTTTCGTCTACTAAAGGTGTATATTTTTTTGCTAATGCTATATTATTAGCCATAAATCATCTCTCCTATTCTAATCCTAAAATTTTGCGTTCGTGAGATAAATCTTCTTCAGGTTTTGAATTATGATTATCTCCCAAATCAATATCTTTGCTTTCGGGTTTTTCTGTTAAGAATGCCCCAGCATCTTGTTCTTTGTAAGAAGTTAAATAATCATCAAAACCTAACATTTTACCATTTTCAATTTTCAAATCTTTATTTGCTAAATCTTCCATAAATGATTTTTTGGCACTATTACTTGAAAATTTAATGTCTCTTGTTAAATCATTGATAATGTATTCTCTTTCTCTCTTTGAAATCTTATCATTAAGAGCATTAGTATCAGTTTCATACTTAGTTTTCCAGTCATCAATTTCTTTTTGTAAATCTTCAGTATTTACTTTTGACAAACTTTCAATTTTAGTATTTGCCTCATCTAATTGTTTCTTTAAATCTTTTTTATCATTATTAAGGTCATCAAATTTAGCCTTTGGAATATAGGTACCATCATTAATTATTAATTCCTTATCTCCAATTTTCTCCTTAACTTGATTATAAAGTTCTTCTCCTAATAATTCTTTCATTTTATCTTTCCTCCTATACCTTTTTTTAAGTGTCTCGGCTCCACTCATGAGAAGTTAGTTCTTTCGAACCTTGATGTAATTATACCATTTTTTTTAAAGAATGTCAAAATAATAAAAAAAGACTTTTATAGCCTTATTTATTATATCCTGACTTCCAAGTCAAATCATAATCAACATCAAGCCCATTTGCTTTAGAATATTGTCTAAATTTTATTTGAGAATTTCTCAATTCTTTCTTTGCTTTCTTCAACTCATCATTTGTAGCATTCGTCCTTTTATCACTTTTATTTAATGTTGCTACTTGTTCCTTTTTTGCTCTAACTTGTCTAGCATAATAATTCTGCTTTTGTCTTGTATTGTAATTATTCTCATATTCTTCTTTAGTTAAATGCCCGTTATTTCTAACCTTATCAGTCTTGCCCTCAAATTCTTCTTTCCAGTCATAATTGACAATATGATAACAGTTTGGTTCTTCTGTTAAATATTCATATTTCTTAAATTTATCTAAACTCATAACTACTCCATCAATTACTTGATGCGTTGGTCTGCAATATGGAGAATGCCCTATAACAACACAATTTGCTCCAATTATATCTCCTACTTGCTTAGATAAATCATTTGCTGTTTGAGTTAACGAAGTCATCAAATTCATTTTAACTGTACTTTCCAATTTGTAACTTCTTCCTTTGCTTTCAAGTCTAATTCCTTTTTCTGCTAGTGAATTAATAGTTGACTTCATAGCACTAGAATAATCTTGAGAACCGGTGACAACTTTCAAATATAACTCATCTAATGCTTTAACATAAATCTTTTGAGAACTAAAAGCAACAGTCTTTGTCATATTTTTTAATGTCTTTAAAGTTCTTCTATACATTGAATTTGTTAATTTAACCATCGATGGTGTTACTTCTAGTTTTAAATCTTTGACTTTATACGTGTTAGAATACCCCTCTAATTCGCTTTTTTGAACTTCAAGGAATAATTCTTCAAGGGCTTTCTTTTGCTCTCTAGAAATACCACTCATTTTCTTTAAAGCCTCATTAAATACTTCTTTGCCTCCTTGCCTTGCTAATTGCCTTATTTGTGCCTTTGTATAACTAGATAGTTCTTCATTTTGTTGTAGTTTTTTAATAATCATTGAAGTTAAATCTTGATTTAATTTAGAATACATCTCAATTACTTTATTTCTTTCTAATGAACTCATTTTTTCGGGTGTTATCATTTAATACCTCCTAGAATAAAAGAGGACTAATTGCTCTCCTCTTCTCCTTTTTCAAAATCAATACTTGATAAACTATCTTCTTCATTGATAAGGGCTAATTCCTTTTTAGCCTCTTCCTCACTCAACCCTCTAAATTTCATAAGATAACTAACTTTGCTCCTTAGTCCTGCTGATATTTCTTGCATATATGTTTCTTTTAAATCTTCTGTTGATATTAAGAACCCATCAGTATTTTCAACTTCAATTTTATCATTTTCATTTACATTTTGCTTAAATAAAATTCTGCCTAACAACAATATTCCTCGACAAATATTAGTGATAAATTCATCAACATTTGAACGGTATTTTTTAGCATTGATAGTTAAATCTTGTCTTTCTCCTAGATATTGAGTTGCCGTTACAACACTGCCATTGCTATTAAACTCATAATATTTATTACCTAACAAAGATTTAAAGCTTAATAAGTCAAGATTAAATTGTAAACCAGTTGTATTATCATTAACTCTTAGATCCGGATTGTATTCGTGAATTAAAGCACCATCATTAGCATTTTCCATTTCATCACCGACAATTTGCCATTGTTGTTTTTGAACTTCAGTAGGATAAATAACATTTCCATTTTCGTCTTGCCTACACAATTTCTTGTTATAGAATATTTTCTTACCACCTAAATAATAGTCCATCACGAAATTATTATAAGCAATGTCTACTCCATAAATTTGGTCTATTGCATTTCCATAAATAGCAAAACCTAGCCCATTTGCTTCAGGATAAGGATTGTCAATTGGTGGTGTTAAAATACTAAATAAAGGTATTTCACTTTTAGTATAGAACTCTCTTAATACTTTTTCGTTTGGAACTTCTTTTCCATCTCGATCAATATAAATATTACTTATCTTGTAAGTCATATATTCTTCTTGAGTATCTTTATCAGTTCTTTTTACTAATTCGTGAATTTCAATGTAATATACTTTCTTGTCTTGTATTCTCGTTTCACTTATAAAAGCACAATCAATTATTTTTCCGTGTTCTACTCTCAATGGAATAATTTGGTCGGCTCTCATTGTAATTAAATCATATTTAGTAAATTTGTCAGTAGTCAATTCGCCATTGATTAATTTAGCATTCTTAACTCTTAAAATAGCCCCGCAAGTACCACTATAAGCACTTTTTTCAATTGCATTTTGAAGTAAATTATTGAATTTAATTTCTTCTAATTTATCATCAAGATACTTTTGATTTTTAGTGCTTGTAACAATTGTATCCTTTTCACTCCAACAAATATTAGCCCAGTCATTTGCAATTCTTTGAGGCATTCCTAAAGAATACATTTCCATATCATAAGTCCTGTCTCCATAATTTACTTTGTATTTATGAAATTCAGTTTTACCTTTCCAAAGACTTATCCATAAATCAATTGTCGGATAAAAACTCGAATATGGATTGTATCCTTGATTTCTTAAATATTCTATTATTTTACTATTCATATTAAATCTCCTTTTTAATCATTAATTGTTTCATCCATTTTTCCCAAGAATAAACAAAACTGTCTAAACTATCAATATCCGACGTTTTTCCGTCATCTATCCATCTATCAGTTTGACTACTCTCATCATATAAAGCCGTTTGTAAAGCTGTTACAATAGTATTTGTATATTTTTCAACAAAAGATATTCGGTCACTATTTAATAGTCTTATAATGCACTTTATTCTTTCTTCAATAGGCGTCTTTATACTATCTATTATCGGAATATTGAATTGCAATTCACTTCGCAATGAATTATTAAGAACTTGCTCGGCACTATCACAAAATATTGCTTGAGGTCGTTTGCCATATTTATCAATAATCTTTTGAATAAAATCATTTATCCATCGGAATACTTGTTTTGTATTTGTTCCAGTTGATACCATTAAATCGCTCGCCAATACTTGTATTTTTGAATAATCTCTTGAAATAACTGTTGCAGTAATCGAATGTTTACTTCCATTGCCTCCCCAGTCAATTCCAATTGATACAACTCCGTTGACAATATCATTTGTTATATATCTTTTTGGTTCATTTGCTATTGGTGTAAATATAATTCCCTCACTATTACACCATTGTCCTAATATGTAACGATTGTAATATACAGTTCCCTCATATTCTTTACAAAGATTATCTACAAATTCTTTAGGTAAGAATGGATTGTCAAATATTGTATATGTCTGCTCGTAAATGTCTGCGTTACTATCTAAAAATTCTTTTAACCAATGTGTTGGGCTTTCAGGGTTCAATGCACCATCTAAACAAGAATATTCTTTGTCAAGTCTTGATTTCAGTAATTCAAATACTTCTTGATTATATTCAGCCAACTCATCACAATAACAATACTTAATACTTGAACCACGAATTTTACTAACTTGATTTACTTTTTCAGCACCTAAGCAATAAACTTCTTCACCAAACAATTTAGCAATATTCTGCGAATTTATAGAGCCAACTAAACTATCTCCATAAATTTCTCTCATAGGTTGTAAAACATTTCGCTCTATTGTCGAATTTGTAACTCCTAATATAACATTTAAACCTTTTTTACCAGTTCGTTCTCTTATTCGGCTTGGTATTGTATAAAGCAAGTCAAGGTATGTTTTTCCACTACGAGTTAAGTAGCCCCAGTCTTAATGTTGTATCTGTGATTACATTCTCTAATGAATTCTTTTTGTTTTAGACTGAGTTCCATTTGCACCACCTCCTAGTTAAAAATTATTTGTTAGCATTATTTTTTAATTCCTCTAAAAGTTCATCAACTTTTGAAATTTCTTTGTTTTCTTGAATAATAGTATCTTTCCAACCAAAATTATTTTTTAAGTTGAAAATCGTAAATGTCGAATTTGACTTGTTAGACAAAGCATTTTCTTCAAGTTGTTGTTCAACTTTTTCCTTTGCTTTTTTTATAGTGGGGAAAAATTTTTCATCTTTTGAATAATTTAAAAGACTTTTTCTATCCATATCAAGTGCATAAGCAAGTCCACTCATTGTATATGGTTTT